ACTGTTGATTGTGAACTCGTCACCAACTTGCCAACTAAAAGGTGACTGCATGATTACATAGGTTGCGATGTACTTGGTGCCGTCCCAATACTGGGACTTGTAGTTAGCACGCACACCACCACCCATATCAATACCATCTTTAAATTTATGTTGCATCATGCATCTACCTCCGAAACAATTTTGCCGTCATCGTCCAAGGTTCTTAATATCCTTGGTGGTTCCTCACCACATGGATAGAACGAAGCCTTGTGTGTAGGGCGACAATCACAGTCCACACAACGAGCCTCATCATCTGTGTACGCAAACGAATGCGTACGATAATTAACCATTGCTTGTATCTGGTCCTCTGGTGTATCAAACGGAAAAGGTTTAGGCACATTGATAGTGTGACTCATCGTGCCGCATCCATTTCTGCTGCACCAATCTCACGCCACTCCTCCTGCTTAATCGTATTAATCTCATCAATACGTAAACCAATAAGCATAGAAGCACGAGCAAGATTTAACCCTGCTAAACCAAGACACGCATCAATATCATTCGGACCATAGTCTGCATCCAAATCATTAGACCAAAGCGGAGTCTCATCCATAATCGCAGACATGTCGTTGACACATTTACGAATCTTACTAAGCAACAAATACTCTTTATCTAAACTCACTGCATTCCTCCTTTGTATAGGCAAGCCTTGCTATCACAGTGTGTAGCAAGGCTTGCTATGTCTATTACAATCAGCAATAGACACACTCTTTAAGATTCTTGGACACATACAAATGACAACTTGGACATAGCCTTAGATTCTTCACATCATCAAGGCTATCCAAGTCGTCTGACATACCAAGAAACTCTGGACTGTCCTCCAGTCTGTAACCTGCATAGTATTTATCTGATGCAAGAACACGACTATCATGACTTCTTGTTTCCACATACTGTTTCTCTATACACACCCAACGCATAAGGAATGTGTCATACATCCACTTACTGTTGTCCTCTATCTTGGTTGCGATGACCTCTTCCAGGTCAGTCTCAATCTCATGCATAGATTGGCTATCCTCATAATCTAACTGAGCCATAGCAATACCACCTTTGTTACTCATTTTCTATCTCCTTTTCTTTTACATGCATACAACCACCCTTGAATCCAGTAGTTGTTGTCCAACATCCTCCATGGGTGTAGGATTCCACACCTATCACACATAAAGGACTCATCGTTGTCAGTACATATAACATCTTGTACCCACATATCAATACCACCTACTAATTTCGTCAGCCAACACAACTAGCCCTACAAATAACATCATCCAACCAAACCATTTCATTCTATCTCCAAACAATCAGAACATATTGTTGTGCCATCAACATAAATATGTCCACCATTCTCATACCAATTAATAGCATCATTACACACATAACATCTACTCAACCATTTCATATTTCTTTTCCAATCTCAATAAACCTTTCATCATTACTATCAGTACAACCATTATCACAAACAAACTCTGGTCTATTACTAACCAACGAATAAACTACCCTCAAATTAGTAACAAACCAAGGTCCACTACAAATACAACAATAAATATCAAACTTATCGTTGTCAGTACAGTTACTCCAATATTCCTCTTTACTAACTAACATATATTCTCCTTTTGTAGGACATCAGTAACTGCTACCGACAGACGCCAGTAGCAGTTCTGAATATCTGTTCTGTTAAGCAACAACTTCTTGAACAACAAACTGGTCATACCATTTCTTGTTGTTCAATCGTTTGCTGTGGTATCCCTTAATGGTAAAGAGATGATTGGCTGGGCGTATTGCTCTGTTTCTGTTAGCGTCATCTTCAGACTCAAACAGAACGTTGCCACCTGTTGCGTCCTCGTTGGTGTCTGTGGCAACTCCGAAAATATTGCCACCCCAACATACGAAGAAGCCTGACCATTGGAACTTGTTATCGTTGTCACGGACAATCATAAGTCCACGAGTTCCAATAACTTCGCCATCCTTGGAGCGTTTTATACTCTCAAGGTTCTTTACTTCAACACGCTCATATGCAATTGTTTGCATTTTCGTTTCCTTTCTAAGAGAGCGAGGCTTTCACATCTTGTCGAGTGGTGCCATGACGCAGCGCCAACCGCGTGTGGTGGGCGTGTGATTTACAGCATGCCTCGCTTTGGCTCGGCGACGCTTTACCAGCCGAGACAGAGGCGTGGTGTAAATCACACGCACAACACAACGGTTGCCCCCTTGAGGGGTACGCGTTGCGATTGGCCACCAACTCGACGTGAAGCCACGCTCTCGAAAGGAAACGAGATGCAAACGCTCTTAATTGCATACGAGCGTGTTGATTGAAGTAAAGAACCTTGAACTTGTATAAACGCCCAAAGGCATGGCAAGTTATGAACCGTGGACATGATTGCCATGACACGATAACTTGCCAAGTTCCAAGGTCGGCTTCAAGTGTTGGGTGTGGCTTTCGAGAGTTGCCCGACCCAACAGGACGCCAGCGTGGCTCGTTCGAGTCTGAACGATACGCAACAGAAACGTTCAGAGCACGCCCAGCCAATCACCTTTCCAATAGGGAACCCAGCAAACGAGAACAACGGAAAGGTAACCAGTTTGACTGTTAAGAAGTTACTCAACAGCAAACAGAACAGTCAGAACTGATTGGCGTCCTGTTAGTGCAGACTGAGGTCCCAAACAGGAGTGGTCAGATGTGACACAGGTACGTTGCAGGCAGTCTGCAACGGACCCCAGAGTGTTTAAATCTGACTCCACTCTGTATATGAAACACCCACTATGTTTTTTTGTTACGGTGACACAGTCTGTTTTTGTTGTTTTTTGGTTTGTTTTATAACGATTTGGTTAATTGTTGTCCGCTTTTGTATTTTGGACGGATTAGTATATATATGAGGGGATAAATACTATCCCCTCATCTGTAACTGTAAACAGATATTTAAAGCCTTTAAGGGCTTTAAATATACTGTTCTGTACTGTTACAGAGTGTAGTATTCTAGAGTTACGGATAGGTGTAGGTATGGGGTTCCATAAGGGTAAGGAACACCAGAACGCTATGGATTCTGTGGAGGCTAAGAGATTATTCCTTCAGTATGTTTCTGATGGTGTTGGGGTTCAGCAGGCTATTGGGCTTGTGGGGCGTCAACCTGTTACCCTACGCCAATGGATGTCTCGTGACCCTGGGTTTGCCCGCAAACTTGAGGAAGCCAAGGAGTCTGGGGCTTCTAAAGATTTATCTGGTGATAAGTATCAGATTGAGTTTTCTGAGTTTTCTAAAAAATTTTTAAATAGTTCTATCTTCCCTCACCAGCAAAATTGGGTTGATGTGTTGGAGGGGCGCGACCCTTCTTGGTTGCATCCTAGTATGGTTTATGAACCTGCTGACCCTACAAGATTATTAATTAATGTTCCCCCTGAGCATGCTAAGTCAACTACGATTACCGTTAATTATTCTACTTACAAGATTTGTATGGACCCTGACAATACTAGGATTATTGTTATTTCCAAAACCCTGACTAAGGCTCAGGAGTTTGTTTATTCTATTAAGCAACGTTTAACTAATCCTATGTGGGCTAAGATGCAGGCAACCTATGCTCCTCCTGGTGGGTGGCGTGAGGATGCTGATTCTTGGAAAGCCAACGCTATTACGTTGTCTCGTACTTCTACTGAGAAGGACCCAACGGTTCAGGCTCTTGGTATTGGTGGTCAAGTATATGGTGCTCGCGCTAGTCTTATTATTCTTGATGACTGTGTAACTGGTGCTAACGCCCACGAGTGGGCTAAACAGTTAGAGTGGATTCAGAAAGAAGTTGTTACTCGTCTTGACGACGAGGGTGTTTTGTTGATTGTTGGTACTAGGTTTTCTGCTACAGATTTGTATAGGGAGATTCGTAACCCTAAGCATTGGTCTAATGGTAAATCTCCTTTCACTTATTTTTCTATGCCAGCAGTTTTGGAAACCTCGGAGGACCCAAAGGATTGGGTTACTTTGTGGGCTAAGACTGATTTGAAGTCAGGTACTAAAAAAGAACCTGACGCTGATGGTTTATATACTAAGTGGGATGGTCCAGCCCTGTATCGTCGTCGCGGTGAAGTGACTCCTAGTACTTGGGCTTTGGTTTATCAGCAACAAGATATTCAAGAAGATTCTATTTTTAAACCTTCTTGTGTGCAGGCTTCAACTAATGGTATGAGACGCACAGGTCCTGTTAATAATAAATTACCTGGTCATCCTAAAGATGGGGACTTTTACCTGATTATGGGTATTGACCCTGCTATGACTGGTAAGACTGCTGCTGTGATGTTGGCTTATGACCGCAGAACACATATGCGTTATGTGTTGGATGTTTATAATATGGTTGACCCTAGTCCTCAAAAGGTTCGTGCTTTGATGGAAGATTGGGTTAACAAGTATCACCCGCAAGAAATGCGTGTTGAAATTAACGCACACCAGAAAGCGTATGCGTTAGATGAAGAATTAAACCAGTGGTTAACAAATAGAGGGATTCAGTTCCGTTCTCATTTTACTGGTAAAAACAAATGGGATGTTGATTTTGGTGTAGCATCTATGGCTGCCTTGTTTGGTAGTGAACGTGATGGTAAACATCAGGACGATAATTTAATTGAACTTCCTTCTTCTGAAGGAAATGAGCATGTTAAGGCTTTAGTAAATCAATTACTTACCTGGTCTCCAGGTGTAAAGAAATCACAAGCAACTGATTGTGTGATGGCTTTATGGTTTTGTGAAATTAGAGTTAAAGAGTTAATCCAACAATCTGGGTTTGCTCAATCACATACGCATAACAGGTACGCAACCAAGGCTGGTATACGTAATAGAGGAACAATAAATCTAGATGACCTTGCTGCAGCGCAATACGCTGAAGCATACTTATAGGAGTTTGAATGGCACTTGATGTGCAACAGATAGCAGATAAGGTTGAGGCGTTAAAACGTCGCAGCCAGGGTCGTGATGTGCGTATGGCAAATGTTTTGTCTGTACGTCGTGGCGAAATCTCAAACGTTTACCCTGACTTTTTCCCTGAAGGTATGCCTTCACCAATGATTGCTAACTTCATTGATGTTGCTGC